TGACTCACCGTCATCTTCTAGCTCTAACTCTTCAGGCTCACCTACTAGAGTGTAATGGTTGATCGTGTTGCGCAGTTGCCTAAAGGATTCTTCAGTAGCACTAAGCTTTTCGTAGATAGTTTCAGCTTGCTCAGGTGTCAGACTTTCGATCCACTTGTTGTGCCAGAATCCTCTCCGCTCGCAGTGCAGCTCGCCGATCGTCTTCACGCTTAAGTTGTACAAGTTGTTCTGCGTCATAAGCTTCTCTCATTTTCTCAGCCCACTGGACTGCTCGTAGCATAGCGTCACGCTCATACTGTTTAAGATTCTTCATGTCCTTAGTATAGATAAGTTCACTCATAATGAGCACGCCTTCCCATACTTTCTTCGTTGGCTTGTGGATAGTACCCATCAATGCTCCCTCGGATGAATGATAGCTATAAGTCGGAAGCCTTTCTTCTCTGCACACCAGCTAGGTTCAGACCTGCCTACACCTACACCGAACATACCAGTGCGCGTGTCTTGGATCACCATCATAGACTCGGCAGCTTTCTCGGACATCTCCAAAGCCCTGCCTCCGGCACGCTTTGGATGACTGTACCAGGTCATGTCACGCCAGCTAATCTCAGTCATGTTTTGCATCCTCAATCTCCTGAAGGTAACGATCACCTATCTCACCTTGAGCATCCTCGTATGAGTCAGCGAACAACCACTCATCAGCATCCTCTTCCATAGCCCAAGCATAGCCGTACCGAATGAATACTTCATAGCCTTCCTTGGTTAGGTCCATGATTGCTCGAAACGGATTCGGATCTTCTGATTCATTTGCTTTCTGCCAATCAATTAATTTGTTAAGGTCCGTAACGATCTCCTCGTCACGTTCATTCATCTGATAGGTAGTTACCCACCAATCAGGTCCAGCAATCGCACCAGGCCCCTCTTCAGGCGGGTCATACCAGCTACTCATGGTGTCTCCTTATCCCACTCGTGTTGAGCTAATGCGTTCTCTATCTCATCAACAGCAGTCGAGTATCGACACTCGCTCCCATCACGTTTTCCAAGTTGATAAGCCATGATAGCAACACGAGCTAAGTCAGACTCACTGCCTCGCATATCTCTGATGATCTCAGTCAACTCATTCCAATCTTTAGGTGTGCGGATTAGCTCCATCACTCACCTCCCTTCACGAGCCGTGCTCGCTCACGCTTGGCAGCGAAACCGCCAGCGTCAAGCTTAGCGATTTGTTCTTGGTTCGTGCGCAATGCACGGGCAGCTTGACGCTGCTCTGCTTCAGCACGCTTGGTGCTCTTGCTCTTCTTCATGCTCAGTCTCCTTCGTTGCATGATTCGTTCTCCCAATCGGAACGAGAGTTTAATGTAATTGACCAGCGTTTCTCCATCATGGCTGGAGTGATAACGCTTTCCCATCCATCGTACTCGTCGACCATATAACGGCCAACGGAATCTTGAAGCTCAACAACCTCAAGCTCTGATGCCGGGCCGTTCGCCTCGTCACCGAGCTTCTCAACTACAGCGATAAGATGGGGGCATGACCTCGACCCATCAGTCTTCGTGCCAAGGTAAAGGTACTGACTTTTAGCCTCTTCAATCGACAGACTCCTGCGCTTGGCAAGCATACGCCATGCCTCATCAGACAAACCGAACCCACCATAGCAAGAACTGATAACAACTTTGAACTTCATGCGACCTCCATATATATACAAGACTATAACCCCTATCCCCTCCCCCCCTAAAGGGGGGAAGGGGGATAGGGTAAATGTATCACGTTAATTAATAAGCTGATTGTGGTTCAGGTAAATCATCATCACCCAGTACATATAAGTTAGACAAGTCTAACCTCTCACCATCTGAATGCTTAGCAACATGCTCTAGCGCATCATGAAGCTCACTGATCTCTCGCTCATTGCGATTGTTTCTAGCCTGCACATCTAAAGCAATACGCATTACTTGATTAAGTTTAGTGATCGATCTTTCTAACCTTTCACGTTCTCGACATAACGAAGTGCGTGTATCATTAAGCTTTTCAATAAGCTCACTTGGGTTATCACACAGCATCTGAATTAATTCATGAACCAACATTATACTCTCCAGTTTATATATTAAAAAAAGACAACGCCCCCCGCCGCTTTCAACGGGGGGCGCTGTCTTTAGAAACTCCAGTTCTCTCGTGTATTTTCACGTGAGTATGACAACAAATCACCAGAGGGAGGTAATTGATGATTGGGTCCAGGACGTTTCTCGGAGTCCAGTTTCATACAACAGTTACATACAGGGGCAAGGCGTTCACCAATCTCCATTGATACCTGCATTGGTTTATTCCAACGTGTAAAGATAGTAGCGCCTACCATTCTAGCTTCAGGACTGCCGCAGTACATACACTCTATAGTGTCAGTGTTGACATCTACAGCATCATCAAACTGTTCTAGTTGTCCCTGTGTAGCGACATGCATACCTAGCTTTCGCTCGGATTCTACAAGGCGTATCAGGAACTGTTCAGGTAACTCCCTCGTAACCTTTACACCCTGTGCAACAAAGCTGTACTCTGTAGTAACAAACTCACTTTGTGGTGTGCACTCTGCAAACAACTCATTGATTTCATTCATCATATTATCCATAGCTTTTACTCCTTAAAGCTAAATTTCTAACTGGCCCCCCCGGCACCCTAATAGGGGGGGACAGGGAGAAATTAGTTTGAGATATGTACCTTAGCTGTCGTGTCCGAAGACACATTACGCTTATGTTCAGCGTGTTCATGTTCCAAAACATGCGTATATATGTACGTGTTCGTGTACGTGTACGTGTATAACGATAGGATATAGGAAAGTAATTACCGTAACAGTAAGTAGTAATGAAAAAAGAGACAGCCGGCGCTAGCCGGCTGCCTCCCGATGTCAGTATTCCCATTCTGACATCAGTTGATAGATGGGGTACGGAAACCTCAGTTCCCCATCTTTCCCCGTGTGTCGTAAGACAAGCGGGGATTTCTCACGAATCATGTTTTCAATAACATGAATCGTTTGGACGAAGCCCTCTTCGGGCAAGTTGATGCCAGTCATACTTTGGAAGACTGGCACCTCGGCGAAGAACTCTTGTTCTTCGTTCGAGGCTCGGCAATGGATCTTGAATCCAGTGCCGTTCCGATGAGGTATTGTTTTTGTAAACAATACCTTCATCATATCCCCTTCCTTTCCAGGAAGGGGAGGCAATCGTTTCGTAGCAGCTTTAGCTGGTACTTCGATCGAGTTGAGATTCAAACTCATAATTCTACCTCCTGACCCTGTTGACTTGTTGGGTCCATATCTATGGATCAACAGGGTCCATCAAAACCATTGAGGTAGTGGTGACTCTCCTCCAGGGGAACTCGACCTAGCCCTATATATGCTCTTTTCTGCCGAACAATTTTTCGCTAAAGGGTGACATCTGGAGGTAACGATGGGACGCAAGCGTAAAGACGAGAAGCACACTCCTGTGTTGAACCGTCACTTATTAGAGGGCGCATTCGCTGAGTGCATGAGTCAGGTCTTGATGAGCCTAGACCAATGTCGTCTTCACAAAGAAACAGAGATGACCGTGCAACAACACATTCGTGCACTATGGGGAATTACCATGGATGAGACGGGCGTCCCTATTCTTCTGACAGATGGTCGTCACCATGACACGCTTGTCAGAAAACAGGCTCAGTTTATTCAGCGACTTAAATCGCTTCGATCTACTCTGATGGCGCTTGATCCAAACGAAGAGGCAAACCTAGCTCCGATTCTTAAAGCGATTACAATGTGGATTCAGGATGCACATTTAATTTTGCACGAAGACACGGACCATAAGACTCGTGAGTATCTAGCCAGCAAAGGAGTTCCTGATGTCGAAGAAAAGGCCAGGGAAGTTGTCGGTGTCCAGTGAGGCGTATGAACACTATGACCCCGAAGAAGCTGTCACCATTGTCCCGGCTGGGCACGTTCCTGCTGGGAAACGCATTGTACAGAAAGAGGCGCATGGTGCGATCAACGGCGTTCTTCGTTCAATTATACAGGCCGAATGGGAATCGGGAGAAACCGTTAAGCTTTTGGCTCAGCGACATGATGTCACAGCCCGAACAATTCACCGCTGGAAAAACAAATACGACTGGAAACGATCTGCTGATGGAACAAGTTCTGCTATCCTCGAACATGCTCGGGCCGAGATCCGACGAAAGGTCGAGCAGAGTAAGGTCGAGGTTACGGCGGCCATAGAAGATGTAGTGGCTCGGCATAAAGCCACAAGCGAAACGTTAGGCCAGATGTTGTATGAAGCCATGGGCAGGGCCAGTGCTTATCCTCATAAAGATCCATTTAGGCAGATGCTTATTATTAAAGTAGCATCAGAAATTTCTAAAAACATTCAAGCAATGGATCGAAAAACGTGGAATATTGATGACAGCAAGACTAAGACGACCACCGAAATCTTCGATGTTTTAACTACAATGGAGAGCACAGTTGAGCGTCAAGCTCTTGCAGCAGACAAGTCAACTCCTATAAAAGACGGCCATGGAAAATAACCTTCTTGAATTACTTGCCGACTTTGGTGCGCTTGGCTTGGCCAGTGGCGCTATCTTTTGGATGTACCTTAAGATGAGTCAGCGCATGGATACCATGACTGACAATTTCCAGGATCAACTTAGAGAACAATCACAGGGCCATATCGAGCGAGAGACTGCGCTTAGAGACCGATACGACAAAGTCATTGCGACTTATAACGATGAGCGTCTCGAGGTAATCAAAGGCATTGGTACTAAGCTTGAAGTTATAGAAAAAGAACTAGAAGACGTTGAGGGAAACCTCAAACTCGTTCTTGAGATACTGAATGACGGACGTTAAAAATGAAATTTTGCGCTGCGCGCAAAGCTTTGAGTACTTTAGTGAACATCATCTAAAGATTATTACTAAAGATTCTCAGATGCAGCCTTTAAAACTAAACGCTGCGCAAAAAGAAATCATTGCTGGGTTTGATGAAAGCAATCACTTGATGTTGCTTAAGGCTCGTCAGTTAGGAAGCACGACAGTTATTGCGGCGTATTTTTTTTGGTACACGTTGTTTAACAAATACACACGCACGGCTGTAGTAGCGCACACTGATGAGGCGGTAAAAAAGATCTTTGAAATTTATCGCATGTTTTATGACCAGCTTCCTCCATTTCTTAAGCTAGAAACAACTCGTGCTCGAGAAAATGAGATTAAGTTTGCTACAGGCAGCAGTATTCGTGTGGGTTCTGCATCAAGTCAAAGCTTTCGTGGTGGCACATACAACCTAATTCATGCGTCTGAGTATGCATTTTGGAACAATATGGAGCAAACCATCGCATCTTTGTTCGGTGCACGAACAAAGGATGCGAAGGTTGTCCTAGAATCTACTGCTAATGGCATGAATGAAGCCTACGATATGTGGAGTCGAGAGGTTGGTTACACTAAAATCTTTCTTAGTTGGAAAATGGACACAGCTTATCAGCTACCAGAGCCTAAATTTACGGACCCAACCGAAGAAGAACTAGAATACAGCTACGAAAACAAACTAAATAAGCAGCAATTTAACTGGATGGTTAGTACGCTGCGTACAGCGTGCGCAAATAACTGGAATATTTTTAATCAGGAGTACCCAGCAAGTTCAACAGACGCATTTATTGCTAGTGGCTCCCCGTTTTTTCCAGAACAGTACCAGGTTAACCACAGCAAAGAGGGGTATATTGAGTACATGCAGCCCGAAAAGTTTGCTGTGTACACAATGGGCGTTGATACGGCGTCAGGTTCGCCAGGCGGCGACTATAGTGCGTTTATGGTTCTTGATGTGACTGATCGTAAAAACATTCGCATGGCTGCTAGTTTTTATGAGCGCATTCCGCCAAGCATGTACTCTAAGCGTGTGTTAAAAACGGCGCAAAAGTACAATCCCTTGCTGGTTATTGAAACAAACAGCTACGGATTAAGCATTCAAGAGTTTGTTCAAGCCCAGGGTTATCCGCATGTATATCGAACTTCTTCTTTTGATAAAGTCACAAGTCGTTGGCAAAACAAATTAGGGTTTATGACAACATCTAGAACCCGGCCTTTAATTTTTACTAGACTTTATGAGTACATCACCCGCAAGTGGTGCGATGCTAAATGTGAACGGTTTATGATGGAAGCAAATCGTCTGCAATACAACAGCCGAGGAAAGATAGAAGCTGCTTCAGGGCAGCACGATGACATGGTTATGGCAGTAGGTCTTGCATTAATGGGCTTAGACCAAGTAAGTGACATCGAAGAAGAGGTGCAAAAATCATATAGGCCCCAAGGTATTGCCGAGGTGCTTCAATGGGAAATGCATACAGGACGTTTATGGAGTTCTTCTAGAGCGAGTGAGTTTGCTAAGGATAGCGGCGATCAAATTCTAGGAGCAATTAGTGATCTCTTATAACCACCGGGTCTTGGCACGTTACGCCTCGTAAAAGGAACAAAGAGATGAATGAAGAAGAGCGGCGATTAGCCATTGTTTCTGCCTTACAGGGTAGTGAGCCTGTCGAAACCGAGGAAGAACCTGACGAGGAAATTGAATCGGAATCTGATATTGAGGAGTCAGAGCCCTCAGACAGTATTGAAGAAGCGGACGATTCTTTAGAGTTATCGGATGATGACGAAGAAGAAATCGAGGAAGGGCATCGAGTTCCTTACAACCGCTTTAAGCAAATCAACGATCAGCGACGAGAGTATCGTGAGCAGGTCGAGCAACATGAGCAAATGATTGCTCAGTTGCAAGAGCGCTTAAAAAATCAAGCTCAAACTCAAAAGCAGGAAGCAGACGAAGATTTCTGGGAAGAAGAATCCTATGAAGATCTGGATGAGATTTCTATGTTGCGTAAGCAACAAGAAGCTATGCAGGTTCAGTTTGCTACAATGGAACTTGAAAAAGAAATTGCGCACGCTCGAGAGCAGTTTCCTAGTGTTCCAGAAGAACATATTTGGGAATCTATTGCTCAGGATGGCAACCAAAAAGCTGTTGATATAGCTGCGCGCTATAGCTCAATGGTTGCTGAAATTGAAGAGGCAGCGATTGCTCGTTACCTCAAAGAGCAGGGCGGAGAAACGCAAGGTGCGCCTCCTCGCCCATCACGAAAACAAACCGCTAAATCGAACCCTGGCAGCAGCGAGGAGTGGAAACCACAAAACACTGATGAAGCCAGGGAGGCGATGATTGCATATTTAAGGAGCTAGCCAAATGGCTGCTGTAAGAATTGAGGATCTTGATGCGATCCTAAAAGAGTTCTATCTCGGGCCGATTATTGAGTCTCTCAATAACCAGCTTGAAATGGTTCAAATGTTTACGAAGGCAACCCTCGACTGGCAAGGTCGTCAGGTTGTTATTCCCGTCCACGTTTCTCGTAACGAAGGAACTGGTTTCCGTGCTGAATTGGGTACACTCCCAGAAGCTGGCAAGCAGGGCTACGTTAACTTGAACGTGAAGGCCAAGTATCTCTATGGCCGTTTTTCTTTAACTGGTCCTGCTATTGCAACGGCCAAAACAACTGCCAATTCGTTTGCGACTTACGTCCAATCGGAAATGGACGGCCTTGTTACCGACACCAAGCTCAAGGCTAACCAAGCCATGTTTACTGGTGCTGGTTGCGTTGGTTTTCTTCATGAAACCGATGCGGCTCCTCGGAATGCTGGGGCTGGTGATGACACTTATGCCTTTACGGGTAATAAGGACGTTGTTGCTGAGTTGCTTGCGCTTCAGCAGGTTGACCCTGCTCGAGTAGGTACGCACGTAGGCAAGCTGCAAATCGATCTTATTCGTTTAGATACGTATGCTTCAGTAATTACTGCGGCTGGTGGTGCTAACGATGCAGTAGTTTGCGATGCTTCGGGCACATCTGCCGAGCTTGTTATTCGTGCGGTAGGTGCTGATACTTATCAGCTTCAAACCACGGGCAACTTTGCTACCATGGTGCAGGTCAAAGGCTGGGGTGAAATGCTTATTGCTGGTCCTAACACCTTTACTAAGTTTGACGTTCTTACCGGCGTTAACGGTGGTGGACTTGTGAAGCAGCGCGTCGACAACGAAAACGATGGCATTTATGGCAACCTGGGTAAGGTTGATCATTTTGCTGTCAATCGTGGTCTTACTGCTAATGCTTCGTTGCGTTCGACAGTGCAGGCTATTACAACTGGCCCTGTG